GCATAATCCGTAGGCGCCACAATCGGCACATCCTGGATATTCACAGGGGCCGCAAGCGGCGGCACATAGGTTTGCGTATCCCGCTCCAACGGTGTCACGACGGGATCATTCAGCGGATCGAAATCGTCGACATAGCCGCCGGCATCATAGCCGCGCGCCACACCACCATTCTTCAGCCCGAACAGATTGCCAAGAGACGAGAGAAGACCCGTCGATTGCGCCGGCTGCGGTACTGCGGGAGCGAGGTTCTGCGCTGCCGTAGAACCGCCCAATGGGCTTGGCGTCGGGATTGGTGCCGTTTGGGGCAGAGAGGGATTGCCGAAACCGGCGAGGATACCGTTCGGATATCGCTGCTTGAGATTTTCCTCTTCTGCCCGCAATCCTTGCTGGAGCATCTGCTGGCTGTCATTCGCACTCGGCGCTCGAGCGATTTGCGGGACGGAAAGATGCGCGCCAGCCGTGGCGACCTGCGGAACATAGCCACCGTTGTCATTCGCGCCCGATATCCCATTGTCGTTCGACGCCATGATGCCCGAGGGATTGGCATAGGGGATGATGCCACCTTGAGCCCGACGAGGACGATGGACGGAACCGCCATCCTTGAACAGTGAAGCCAAGCCGAGAATGCCGCCCAGAACAGCCGATCCGGTATTGCCGGCAGGGCTCGTCTGCGTCGTTGTGCCGCCCATTCCCGATCCAAGGCCCTCGACGATATTGGCGAGCCAGGAAGTGGTTTCGAACGGATAGGAAAGCGCGTTTTGGTACTTCTGGTAATTCCACTGCTGCTGCTGCGTGCCGGCGCCGACCTGTGCGGCCGCCTGTTGGAGATTGGTCTGCATCGCGGTTGAACCAAGACCAGCCAGACCGCTTGCAGCGCCAATATCGGCTTGCTGCTGCGCCTGTGCCGCGCCCAACGCATTGTTGTAACCGGTGTTGTAAAGGTTCGCGATAGTCGCCTGATTGGCAAGGTTCTGCTGGCGCGCAAGTTCTCCCTGCGCCACGCCGACCCTGTTGCCTCCCAAGGCACCCTGCGCGATTGCGTTTCCGAGAACGCCCTGCTGCTGTTCGGCATTCTGCTCGTTCATATTGGCGATGGTCGAATTGACGACATCGCTCAGATAGGGCGACATATATTGGTTGACGGTCTGCGATGTGGGAATCGCGGCATTTGCCAGATCGGTCGCTGCATTGCCGAAGTAGCCGTTCGACGAACCGTTCAGGCCAGCAATCGTGTTAAAGCCGGCAAGCTGGTTCTGCTCGAAGCCCGAGCCGTTCACGCCTCCGGTGTAAGGCTGATAGGCCTTGTTGGCGATCGGCGTTGCCTGAGCAAGCAACGACTCGTACGCCTGCATCACCTGCGGCGGCGGCTTCGTCGTGCTTGTGACTGTGGAAGATTTGCCGCCCATTTAATGCGTATCCCATGCGCTGGGACCGGCGAATTCCCGGTTCCAGACAAAATAGGCTCCGGCTTTCTCAAGCTGCTTTTCATAGAGCCTGATCTTCGCCTCGGTGCGGTGATTGGAAACGATCCCGATCATCAGCGGCAGGTGCATCGTCGTGGACATTTCTTTCGCCCACATCAGAAGCTTCTTGGCATAATCGGAACGGCGATGGTCGGGATGAACGAAATTCCACGCCTCGTTCAGATACCATGTTTCCGAATAATAAGGCTGCTCGATGCCGAGATAGATCGAACCCACCGGATCGCCTTCATCCCCCACGACGCCGATCAGGGCGCCTTCCTTGCGGAAAAAACGCTGCATATATTCGCGTACGCGCTTTTCCGAGAGCGGAAACAAACCGTTCTCCTCGTGAAGGAGGTCGATCATCGCAACGATTTTGTCCTCGTCGGCTGGAACCGCGAGGCGAACGTCTTCGATCATCAGCAACTTCCTACCGATGGGGACCGGGCAATTTCTTCAGGGTCTTGATCGTGTCCTTGCGGACATGAGCCACGAAATGACGCAAGATCGCGTGGCCTCTCTTGATGTCCCCCGCGCCGATCTGCGCCACCGTTTCAGGCGGCACGACGAATTCGCCGCCGGCCGCCGCTATCGGAACGGCTCCCCCATCCTTGCGTCCGACGGGATGAATGGCTGCGGGAGCCGATCCTCCCGGCAGATTGAATAGCCGGTTGAGGACGTGCATGCCGTTCTCGGTATTGCCTTCTCCGAGGCCCGAAACCACATCAGCCGGGATAACGAAGGATTCTGCCGGCACATCCAGATTGATGTGATCCGTCCGTCCCGCGACTGGCGACTTGATCGCTCCAACATGGGGTGCGGGACGTGTATAAGGCGTTCCGACAAGACGCATCGCCGCGCCGACCGCGTCTTCGCCGCTCCCAGGGAGCGCGACTTTAGTCATAGAATGGCACCTTTACCGCCGTACCGTTCGGGAGTGTGACGACAATGAACCCGACGGGATTGGAAGGAAGCGTGGCGCTCCCTCCCGTCGCGCTCGTGGAAGTGCCGCCAGACACAGGAAAGATCGTCCCCATCTTCTGGATAAGCTGGTTTATCGCCTGAACGCCTTGTTGGAGGGTTGCGAGGACGCCACTGTTTTCCTGCGCCATTATCGTCTTCCATCCGAGGCGGCGCGATATTTCAAGCCGCCAAGCCGCCAAAAACTCCCGAGACCTGTTCCCTGCACCGTGAACCCGATTTCCCGCGCCCTGACGCGCGGATTGCGGAAGTCCGTCGAGGAATTGACCGCATAAGGGCCTACCGTCCTGACAGCTCGGCTGGGATAATTGACCGCATTCATGGTGACGTTCAGGGATGCCGACGATGAAGAACCGAATTGGCCATATTTGAAATCCGGGATCATCCAGTCCACAAACATCATCTCGTCGCCCTGCGCGATCTGCGCATAGCCTGTGGTGAAATACTCTCCCATCGGCTGGCCATCAGCATCGAGCGCGACCTCGTGCTGATAGATATAGCCGGAAGGGCTTGCGCCGATGGGTTGCCCGAGCACCGATTGATCGATCCACGCCGACCGGGCGAGCTTTCCGTAATCCCAGCACTGGAGCAGGAAATTGTATTTCACATAGGAATCGACATCTCCTCCTCCGGACTTGGAGGGGAAGTACCAGGCCACCTCGCCAAAGCCGTTGTTCGATGCAACGTGGATCTTGTCGATGTTGGAATTGTCGAGGTTCTGGAAAACAAAATCCCAAACGGGGCAGAGAATTGGTTGCACCCCCTCCCCGGCATAGAGATAGAATTGATTGACCCCCATCCAGAAGACAGTCGAATTGACCACGCAGGCCGCATGGCGCGAGATCAAGCCGCACTCCGTCGCCAGCTTCGTGAACCCGAAGATGAACGGCGGCGAGATATACTGCATCGACCAGACTTCGATGTCAGTCCAGAGAAAGGCGAACTGCGGCCCCTGCAAGCCGCCAACGATCTTCGATCCCGTGGGAATCCGATAGCCGCCCGCCTGCGTCAGGGCCGAAACATTCCAATTCGTATAGTCGCCTGAATCGGACCAGTTGACCAGGAGAGGGTCTTGGACCCCATTGATCGACGATGCCCATGCGACCAATATCTGCGCGGGTTCCGAGATGAATATGCCGCCATTGATTTCAGGCGCGTTCTGCACCTTGGTGGCGATGGAATAGCCGCTATCCGGAGACCATGTGAATATCGGCCCGTTGGTCGGGCACGCGATCAATATTTCTCCCCAATTATCGAGCGTCCAGTTTGTCGTAGTGATCGGCGTTCCTGCCGAAGGAGAAGGAGAAACGCCTAATCCATAAGCTCCTATTCCATATGATCCGGTGCTATATCCTCCCGGAGGATCGATCGGCGAGAGCGCGATGTAATAGACGATTTCCACCTTGCCGCCATTCATCGACACTGTCGCACTCGATGTTGCGTTGTTCGTCGCATTGATGACGAAATGATCGCTATCCGTGACCGACTGGACGATGTAACTTCCTTGGAGCGTCAGCCCTCCGACCGTGGTGGCCGTCGGTATGGCGAAACTGTCTCCGGCGATATAGCCATTGTTCGCCAGATCGACGGTGATCTGCGGGCTACCTGACAGTGTTGTGAAGGTCGGAAGTGTTCCGCCATTCGAAACGGTTGAGGTCGCGTCCGACAACGCCGTGACCTGATAGCTGTCACTGGTCAGGACGTTCGTGATACCATACGCGCCCTGAAGGATAAGCCCTCCAATCGCGACCGGTGTCTTGATGTAGATCGTATCGTAGATCGAGACGGTGAGATTAGGATCGACAATCGTTACCAGATCGCTCCCCGTCGTCGTCGAAAAATCCGGCGTGGAATCGCTGACGAAAATCTGCGGCGTGATATTCTGCAGAACGCCGCTGGAAATCACGTTGAGCGACTGCTCGGCGCCGATGCCGAGATGGAGATCGAAATTGTTTCCCTCCCAAGCATGGAGTTCGCGGACAGGCGAATTCATCGACGCGGGATAGAATTTCTGCCATCCTCCAAGCTTCTCCACCAAAGCCATGTCGCCGGCCGGCTTGAAGCGGATGAGTTGCGAATCCGAAATGGTGGCCTGATTGAGCGTCGGCGTCTTTTCGCAATTTACGCCGGGCAATAATTGGATGGTCTGTAGCGGCATAGGCTATCCGCGATCCGGCTGCGCCAAGGGCGTCGGCGAGAATGCGGTCCATGCGACAGACCAATCCTTTTTCCGCAGCTCCTCGACGTTCGCGGAGGCGAAGAGCTTGCTGTATTGCTGCTCCCAATTTACTGGCATTTGAGGATCGTTCCCAGAGGACGAGAAATTGCGCATCCATCCCGAGACGAAGATCATCGAAGCAGCGAAAAACAGATCATAGAGATAGGTCGTCAGGAATGTCGTCGTGTTGGTGGGCGACAACGGTGCCGGGCGAATGGTTCCATAGACCTCCAGCCCGTAGCCAGCGTCCGGGGAAGGACCAAAGAGCATCGCCCATTGATCGACCATCGCATACATCGTCGGCTGACCTGTAACCGATGGATCGCCCCAAAGCGTATAGAGGACCTCTTTCGAGACCGGAACGAGTTGGTTGCGCTTGGCCATCGATACCGACTGGCCTGCGGGTGTCAGGAGATTGACGCCCTGCACGGTCACGAATTGGCTGGAGGCGCTCCCATTCGGATTTCCTGCCGTGAGCGATGCGCTGGTGTCCCGCGTTATGGTCGAGATCAGGTCCAGTTCGCGGTAGATGCGCATCTCCGCATAGTTGATGACCGCCGGGATTATCCCTTGGAAATTCGCATCGTCAGGGTCCTCCGCGATCATGTTTTCGAGCTGAGAAACGTAGGTGCTGTAATCAACCATGCGTTCAGCCCGTAATCAGATATTCGCCATTGTTGGTGACGATGTTCAAGCCGCTTTCGGTGACGAGAAACGTATTCTCGTCTATATCGAAGAATTCCGGCCGCGCATTCATGATCGGGACAGGATCTGGCGACAGAATGCGCGGCTTCAATTGCGGTTGAGGAACGTCAAGACACCGATCGCAGACCAGAAGCTTGAGGTTCTGGAGACGCGGACCACTCCATTGAAACTGCCAATGCAGCTGATTGTGATTGTTCCACGCACCGCAGCGATCACAAACCGCGAACGCCGACGGATTGTTCGGACTGACCCGCGCCCGTCCAGTAAAACGCCAAGCCACGGTTCAACTCACGTAATAGCCGCTTAAAGCGGGGCCGAAATAAAGGGGAACGGCCTCTACGTCCTGTTCCATCGCCTGCATCAGCGCATCCTTGGCTTTCGGCTCCAGAAGCGCGACCTGTTTCGGCGCGTAGCTATAGGCCAGTCTTGCGGCGAGACCCCACGCGAAGGCACCGAACCATCGCATCGGGAGATCGACCGTCTGCCCGCTGCCGAGATCGGCGTCGTAAATCTGCGAGCAGCGGTAATAATTCAGGAGATATGGACCGTTTCCATCCGGAACCTGCCAGAGCGTGATCGACGGATTGATGAGGCGGTCGAACCAGAAGCTCGTCACTTCGGCTTCCTGCAACTTGTTCGGCATCGAAGCATATTCGGTGCGGGAAACGGGCCAGATGATGCGGTCATATTGGTCCGGCTGACCATCGTTGATGCGGATATAGGCATCAAGGATGGCGATGGTGGACGGATCGACCGAATATGTTGCGGTCCCTTGCGTGAGAGGCACCGAAACGAGATCAACCTTCCACAGGTTCGGCGTATCGTTGTTCCATTCGGCCAGCATGATGTTCGTCGCCATGCGTGCATCGACAAGATGCTCTTGCGTGATCGCCGGACGCCGGATGCCGCAGAGCCCGTATGAGTAGAGGAGCAGTTCACCGATCGAAGGGTTGAACGCGGTCGTGCCCGACGTTGTCATGGGATTATCCCGGCTCCAAGCGCGTTCGTGATCGTCTGCACTTCGGCGTCAGTGACGTAACGATTGATGGCGAAGGCGCGGTACACCAATCCCACCAATGGGCTATCGATGTCAGGATTATTCGTGTTATTGAGGGAGCCAATATATAACGGCGCTGATAGGTTATTGGCATTCGCGTTGCTCGCGGAGGCAGCCAACTCTCCTGCGACCCACAGTTCTTGTCTGGCCTGCTCGCCTCTTAAAATTGCGATGACATCCTGATCGACCAGACTTACTGAAGTCCGTAAGGACCACGCGCCCGTTGCCCAATCACCCGCAATGGTTCCATCCGTCCACAGGCCGAGATAGACGCCAGCGGTAGGATCATTGTAGGCCCCGAGGACGCATTGGCCAGATGCTGTGGGCGCGGGAATTTTCGCACGAAACGCAATGGTGGCGCTCCCGCTGGCAACGAACGTGCTCGCAAGATCATTGGAACCATCGAACGACAGATAATCTGGACTTCCTGCCTTGAATGTCGGCTGACTGGCAGTCGTGGCCTGTGTAGCGTTGTTGACGCTGCCGGAGCGGTCCTTGAGCGCCGCGCAGGATTGGCCATCCGTGGTACACGGTTCTGTCATTCCGATATTCTGGAAGGCCTGCTGACCGATATTGTCGAACAGAAACCCCTTATAGGCTCCGTTCTGGAATAACGAGACCAATGGGTCCTGAATCGGAGGAAACAGGATCGGATAAAGGCTTGCCTTCACCATTGGTCAGTCCAGGATTATGCCATGCAGCGTGAATGTCTGAACGGTGCTGGCGGCCGGCGTATAGCCCGAGCCTGTCACGCAATAGGCGTAGATGTCCGCCGCGTTCAAATAGATTTGCTTGTTGATGACGTTTTGCTCGATGTACAGCGTCGATCCGAGATCGGCCGGGATGCCAAGCGCGATCGAACCGAGGAAAAACGGCCGATCTCCAGCCGGCAAATCCCATGCCGCGCCGTCCGCATAACCGCTCGGAGGCGTCTTGTTGTAGAGGTAGAGAGTGAAATTCCCTGCGCCTGTCGGAAGGGCGCTTATGTCCCATTCGAACTGTGCAGATGTGAGCATCAGGCGAATACCTGACCCATTGCCCATTCCCGGCAACACAAACGCGCCTCCGACAACGGCTCCGGCGGAATACGCCGTCGTGTTGTTCGGTCTCGTCACAGACGTTTTTGCGGTAACAGCGCCCATGGATGGCTCCGTTTGGAAGAAAAGGGAGACCCGAAGGCCTCCCTTATTTCAGTGATGGAGGGATTTCAGCGTCTCGGCGAGACGCGCTCGTCTGGCGAGTTTCGGATTATCCGAATGCGCCGCCTTTTCGAGTTTCTTGGCGGGGATTTTCTCCCCTTCTTTCACGCCGAGTTCGCGATGGAGGGCTCCCGGATGTTTGATCGCACCCGAGATCCATCTCTTGCCGACCGATCCGCCTTTCGCGTAGTCAGTCGTCCTCCACGTTGTCGGGATTGGCCACCTTCGCTGCCTCGGAGAGAGGCGAGCGATCGGCACCAACGCGGCCGCCGCGCTTGCGGCCCGGACGATCAAGGCGCATCTTGGCTTTCTTGCCTTCGACCTTGCCCATCTCCTTGGCCTTCTTCACGCGACCGCCGCGCTTGCGCTCATCCGCTTCCTTGACGACGTTGGAATCGCGCCCGGCATAAACGTCCTTCGGAGACGGGTCTTTATCGACCACGCCACCAGAGGCACGGTGTTTCATCTTACCCTTCATGGCTCATCTCCGATTAGGGTTTCTGGACATAAAGCACCGTCACTGTGACGGCGCCGGCGGTCGTGGCGCCGACGGGCGTCACGGTGGCGACCACGGCGGCATGCGTTCCGATGTCCGCCATGTTGCCGAGCTGCGTTGCCGTATATGTCGGCGCGTCTCGCCCGGCGGTCTTCGCATCGACACCGCTGACATAGTCCGTGCCTGCGGCGCTCTGGCCAATCGTGAGAGTGGCCGATGTTGCCGAATCAAACGCGGTCGTCACGTCGATATTGAACGCGAGGATTTGCGCATTTTCCGGCAGGTACACGGTCGCCGAGACGGCGGTCGTGCTGTTCTGTGTGATCGTGGCGCTCTGCGCCATCACGCACAAGCCGAGATCGGAATAGCCGGAAGCCGTTCCGTCAGGCTCATGCGTGAAGGTCGCGAGAGGACCACTGAAGGCAGTGGTACCCATCAGTTTGTCCTCTCATCAGGCCGTCGGGGTGGAACCCCAGAGGGCGCGCCAGTCGTTATAGGAAAACGAATACCGCTCGTATCCCTTGACGAGAAGGTTGTCGGTGCTGAAATCGACTTGGAGATCGGTCTCGAAAGGAACGCGCTCGAGATAGAGCAGCCCCTCGATATTGGTCAGCAGGAACCACGCATAGTTGCTGGTCAGGAACTCCGACTGGACATAACCATCCTGAAGGCCGCCCATCGTGGACAGGATCGCATTGACATCGTTGTCGGCCGTGCCGGGCCTAAGTTCCGTCTGGGTAAGACGGATAGCGACCGGAACGAGGGCCGTCGGAACGACGAGCTTGCGAGCCTGAGCGAAGGTTTTCAGACCGGCATTGTCGAGGAACGTGACCGGAATGCTGGTCATCGCGTTGAGGAGCGACGCCTCATTCAGATCGACCTGCACGGACGGCGTGTTCGCAATCGTTCCGCCATCGATGGGATGCGAGGCGGAAAGAAGCGCCACCCCATCGCCACCGACTGCCGAATTATACGTGCTCGCCGTATTGAACACGTTCCATCCGAAGATTTCCTTGGTCTGCGCAAAGGACTGCATGAGACCAAGGTTCGACGGCTGGAACTGCGTCTTGTACAGGTTGTCATCGATGGCCTTGCGGGTGATCGCATAGCCAAGAGCGATTTCGTTGTGCTCCTGGTTGTAGACGTAGCGCTCGCCGGCCTGGTTGTCGAATGCGGTCTGACCGCCTTCGGTCTTCAATTGGGCAAGACCGAGATAACGC